TTAGTTTTCTTTAAGTTTGGATCTCAACTTGGCATTTTCAGTTTTCAACTGATCGTTGATCCTTTTCTGTATATTGATTTCTTCTTCGAGAAGCTTGATTTTTCTTTCTGCCAGATTGGCAAATTCTTTAAATTTCACTTCATAGCGTCCCGCAAGATCATCCAGTGCGTCTTTGTAGAGCTTCACCAGTTTATCTGCATTTTCTATTTCTTTTCCTTCATTATCAGCATCCATTCCTGCGACCTCTGCCTGGATCTTTTTTCTTCCGAAAATAAATCCTGCGATCCCTGTAACAATCAGGCCCAGAAAAGTGCTTATATGTTCTGTTAAAATTTCCTTCATATAATTTTTTATCATTTAGTTTAGTTATTTTTCCGTGACCGGATAGATCCGGATTTCTATAATCCCGACTTCTCCGGCCAGATCTGCCGGTCTGAATTCATACATTCTGTAGATATTAAGAGTCACTGTATCTCCGTCGGTACGTGATGCACGACAGTCTATCGGTTCTTTCCCGTCGAAATAATTGATCTTACTGTTGATCCATACATTTTCATTAAATGCTTCTTTCAGATAGCCTGTGTATTCTCCGGTAGATTTACGTGCCCACTCGATATCACCAATCGTATTTTCAAGTACGATAAATCTCGGCATAAAGTCTTTATCTGTAAATCTTAAAATAGCTCTGTACAGCTTGTAAGGCCTTACTTGTTCCTTTATTTTTTCTTCCACCCATCTTTTCTGAACAAAGGATCTGTCTATGTAGTTTTCCCCATAATAGTCTGTCCCTACAAGCCCGGGACCGTCGTGATTGGACTTAATAGCAATAAAATTAAGTTCAGTACTCATGTTGATATACTTTAGACTATTCCATCCACCGCTCGTAATTGCAACCTGCATAGGATTTATTAAAACATTTGATGCTTCGGAGCTCATGTCAATATATCCATCAACAATTCTTACGTTTGCTGAACCACTATACAATTTACACCCTTCCTCTGTGGACATTTCAATGTTTCCTGTCAGAGGACTTCCCGGTTTGGTTCCGGATAAAGGAATAGAGTCTACCCTGTCTATCCATCCGAACTGCCCGTTTGCATTTCCTACAAATGTTTTATTGAAAGAGCTGTCTCCTACGGGAATTCGTGCAGGATTGATGGAGAAAGTCCCGTTGAATTTCACCCATCTTTCCACAAAGTCTCCGGTAATCAAAGCCAGAGATAATGCTCCTTGCTGAAAACTTCCGAATGTACCTTCATCCGTATTCGTATACTTCACTAAGGTGTTATTGGAATGAATGATCAGTTTATTGGAAATCGCACCATCATTCGTTCCTGCTCCTACCCCTACAAGGATGTTGTTGTTTCCCGTAACCCCTTGTCCTGAATGGGCTCCCAGAATCGTATTCCGGTCTCCCAGGCCTGTTGTATTCCCTGCTTTATGCCCTATTAAGGTGTTGAGCGCTCCGGTAGTTGAATTATATCCGGCTGCAGTTCCTACCATTGTATTTTTAAAACCTGTAGTAGTCTCATGTCCTGTTTCCTCACCCACCATTACATTGTAATTTCCTGAAACGGCCTTTCTTCCGGCATATGCGCCTAAAAATGTATTACACTCTCCTACGGTAAGTTCGCTTCCTGCAAAACTTCCAAAGGCGGCATTACACTCCCCTGTTGTCACTTTTGATAATGAATTATATCCAAAAGAATGGTTGTAGGTTCCTGTATGAGCAGGATTCATATTTCCAAAAAAGTAAGAATAGCTCGTGGGATTCATTCCAAGCATGGCATTCGGTCTTTCTTCACCATCCAAGAATGTAATGGGTTTAGGGCTGTAAAAATCACGGTTTACCACATCCGCTAGGTTAGGTTCCGGAAGTGGCGACCAGAGCGTGAGTCCTCTGTCTTGTCTCAGGTAGTATTTTCCGTCTCTTGAAGGCCTGTCGAGTTTATTTCTTAAAGCTTCTTCAAGACCTTCCACCATTGACATAGACACATTGGAAACTCCTGTATTCAGATAATTGTCTGCGCTGTTTTTCTCATTACCCAGATAGAAATACAGGCTGTATTTCGGTTCTGCATCGGATGAGGGAATAGCAATAATGTCACTTTCTTCATACTCGTATGCTCCTGCATTATTCATGAAGTCCTGCAGCGTGTGTTCTTTTACTTTAAAAATTCTGGTAAGGGCAAGCGCTTCAAGTTTATCGGCCGTAATTTTTCCTTCTGCATTTAAAAACTCATCATTCATCATAAACAAATTGACTGCCTGACTTTTAGAGTGTACATTTCCAACATTTACTCCATCATCTACAGTGGCTATATTGGCCGGAATTCCTTCGATTTCCAACGCACTTTTCCATGCGCCTTTGTCCGTTGCAGACAGGTTGGAAGCATCTCTTTTTGCCAGGAAAGCAGTGTGGGCCTGTGGGTCTGACAGATGAAGCTCGTAAACGGATTTATCTACTTTATTCTGCAACGTGTAGTTCAGATTGGTAATTTTTTCCGCCGGAATGGAATCATCTTTGTGCCAGAATGATGACCATGAAGCCTGGAATTGCTCCTGAGTCGGGAAATCTCCGGTTTCAAAGTAACTGTATATAATATTTAAAGGTATTGACATGTTTTTTTAATTGAATGATGAATGTTTTTTAAAACACATAACAGGATTGTATATTAAAACCGGCATCTGCCCCAATCCCGTCATTATTTAGGGTATTATTGATATAGGAAACCAGAGATAATGCGTCCTCGATTCCTACTTTGGTTCCCACGGCAACTCTTCCGCCATGTTCGACAATCACAGTAAATAAATTTCCGTTTCTGGCCATATTGAAACCGGCAATTACTTCAGTTTCATTTCCGGTAACGAGTGCGGTTACACTATCACCACGTATGGTTTTTGAGTAATTGGCTATGTTGTTGTTATTGATACTTGTCTGAAAGTTGGCATTGTTATTTAAGCTCAGTTCATTGTCTTTATTAATCAAGCCCACGACAATATTCATGGCAGAATTGGCAGCATCTCTTAATCTGAATGTCCCTGAAATACTGAAATTCTGCCCGGCAGGAACCAATTCACTGCTTTTCATTGCTGCTACAACCACCGCTTCCCTGGCAAATGGTTTATTGTAAGGCGAAGCCGTGTAGCTCATAGCACCTCCGGCAACATTGACTACATTCGGGGTATTGGGTGTGAATAATTTTGTTTCCCAGGTAAGGCTGTTCAGATTAATCAGTCTGAGAGTCGCTACCACATTCACGGTCATGGATGTTACATAATATGCCACACCATTCCATAGCCTTAATTTGTAATTTCCTGTAGGGATATTCTTGAAATTAAAGTAGAAGGAGAGATCCAGTCCATTGGTATACAGCTGAATCTGGGAGTTGGGTACCACAGCTACAACAGTAGTTCCGTCATTAGCCATAATCTCCAGGCTGTAGCTGGTTGGATTCAGATTCAGATTGGCGCCTTTTAAGCTGATCCAGTAGTTTTTATCCGAGACATCCACTACAGGAGGTGTGATAAGTGCTACACTCATGGTTCCTGTGCTCCATCCACCATTCATAATGGTTTTTAAATCTGTTTTCTGTGCATCTGTCAGACTGCTCCACAATTCAACTTCTGCATTATAATCCGCAAACATGAAAGGACGTCTTACCGTAGAACTGTTTGTTCCCCAGAATTTTGTACCGTCATAGGTGATCTGATCTTTTCTCGCTTCATAATTGATGTCAAAAGCTGCGGCTGCGGCTCTTACATTTCCCATCAGATGAAGCGAAGCCTGAGGAGATTTCGTTCCGATGCCTAATCCTCCTCCATTGTAGTAGACAGGGCTTGGCATGAAATTGTTTCCATCCCAGTACAGCAGATAGTTTGGATCAGGGTTTATTGCTTTCCAGTCGATGCCTTCACTATGAGTAAAAGCCATATAATTTCCTTCTGTGTAAGGCTTATCCATTTTTCCGGCCAAACTATTCTCAAGTCCTTCCACCATACCGATGGTTATATTGGAAAGACCTGTCGGTAAATAGCTCTTAACTTCTTTTTTATTGCCTCCTTTAAACATATAGAGTGAAAAATTTCCTCTATTGTCCGGAATAGCAATAAAATCATGATCCTCAAACTGATAAGAACCTGAATTAGCGGCAAACGTAGCAATGCTGATTTCTGTAGCTTCAATCAGGGTTGTTATTCCCAGAGCTTCAATCTTTTCAGCCAGGATTTTTTCATCCTCATTCACAAAATCGTCCCAGATCATGTATCGGGTATCGCTCTGCCTTTTGGTGTACACATTTCCCGTTTGATCTCCATTATCTACTGTAGCTATATTATCTGGCAGCTCTCCTACACCCAGAGCAGTTTTCCAGCTTTGGACATTTCCTGCCGTAAGGTTTGAAGCATCTTTTTTTGCCAGATGATCTGCATGAGCATCAGGATTGGAGACATGTAATTCAAAAATATTTTTGTCGGCCTTATTCTGAAGCAGGTTTTCCAGCCCCGCAATTTTTGTGGTAGGAATTACCTCATCTTTGTGCCAGAATGATGACCATGAAGCCTGGAACTGATCCTGGGTAGGAAAATCTCCGGTTTCAAAGTAACTGTATATGGTATTTAATGGTATCGACATTGATTTATATTTTTTGTTTAATAAGGGATCCCCGGTTTCAAAATGCATCGAAGCTAACCGATGTAAAAAGCCATGAATCGACCTGTTCAATTTTAGAAATGTTTAAGAAAATATTCGGCGGGCATCTTTTCAGGATGTGTTTTATCCTTTATGATTTTGTACGGACTTTTCCTGCATCATTATATTTTTTTAATGCTTGTAACTTTCACTCCAAATGTTGCCAGCTCCGTATACTGGAATGCGGTGGCAAAAACTTTAAATCTTATGGGAGTAGGCTGGCTGTTATCAATAATATTGGCTGAGATTCCTACGGTTCCGTCATCTTTAAAAATGGAAGTGGTCACGTAGTTTGCTCTTTTTGCAATGATAAACCGCATGCTGTCTCCATCTCCAAGATTCACAGCGCCTGAACCTCCGGTTACAAAAAGGGCATACAAAGGTCCGTTATTGGCTACAGCCATAGCCCCTGATATCTTTTCGGCAGAGAGGGAGTTGGACTGCGAAGTAGTGATTCCAAATCCTGTGGAACCTCCGAAAGGGTTGAAGTTTCTTCCGACTTTACTTACCGCACCTTCAATCACAAAATCGTCTGTTGCTTTCAGGTAAGATTTCATATAATAAGCTACCAGAACAGCATTGTAGTTTTGTCCGGCATAATTATACAGGTCTTTATCATGCCCTATGTTTAGTTCTCCAAAAGTATTCACCAGTTCTTTATTAAAAGGCTGATCTCCTATTGTCACCCTGCTCCAGCGGTTGTCGCTGATATCAATTTCTGATGCAGAACCGGTGGCAATCACTGTAAAATTCATCGGAGTGGTATATTCTGCGGCTCCGTTCCAGATTCTTACCCTGTAATATCCCAGCGCATAATTCTGAGAATTAAAGGAGAAGTTCAGCATATTGGCATTGAGAAGTGTCACTTTTGAATTATCAATGATTTCAACTGCATCACCATCTGCATTAACAATAGCCACGGTAAAACTGGCCGGATTCACATTAAGATTGGATCCTATCAGGGTGATGAAGGTAATATTGCCGGGATTTGTCGCTTTTGGAATCACAGGCGGATACACCAGCCCGACACTCATGGCATTGGTAGTCCAGCCACCGTTCATAACGGTTTTTATCCTTGTTCTCTGCTGTTCTGTCATGCTGCTCCACAGTTCCAGTTCACCATCGTAATCGGCATACATAAAAGGGCGTTTTGCACTTTCGAGGCTGGTTCCCCAAAACTTCGAACCATCATAAGTCATCTGATTACGGCGGGTTTCTGAGTTGACATCAAAAACAAGAGCTTCCGTTTTCACTCTTCCGGCGATTTGTAAAAGCTCGGATGGTGATTTGGTTGCAATACCGATATTTCCTCCGGGACTGTTGTACATATTGGCCGCCGAAAAATTGGTTCCGTTCCACTGAACTAAACTGTTTGCGGAGATATTAATCGCTTTCCAGTTCACCATCCCGTCCAGTACGGAAGCTATATAGTTCCCTGAAACAGACGGTTTATCCATTTTTCCGTTCAAAGCAGCCTGAAGTCCTTCCACCATTCCGATGGTGACGTTGGAAATACCGGTTGGCAGGTAGTTCTGAACGTTTTTCTTTTCGCCGCCTTTGAACATGTACAGGGAAAAATTCCCGTTGTTATCCGGCACTGCAATGAAGTCGTTATCTTCAAACTGATAGCCCCCGGAATTTCCTGCAAATCCGGCGATTGTGGTTTCTTTCGATTCAATCAGGGTTGTTAATCCCAGGGCTTCTATTTTTTCGGCCAGGATCTTTTCATCCTCATTCACAAAATCGTCCCAGATCATGTATCTGGTATCGCTTTGCTTTTTGGTGTACACATTTCCTGTCTGATCCCCATTATCTACTGTAGCTATATTGCCGGGCAATTCTCCTACGCCCAGAGCTTCTTTCCAGCTTTGTACATTTCCGGCCGTAAGATTTGAAGCATCTTTTTTCGCCAGATGATCTGCATGAGCATCCGGGTTGGAAACATGCAGTTCAAAAATATTTTTGTCGGCCTTATTCTGAAGCAGGTTTTCCAGCCCCGCAATTTTTGTGGTGGGAATTACCTCATCTTTGTGCCAGAATGATGACCATGAAGCCTGGAACTGATCCTGGGTAGGAAAGTCTCCGGTTTCAAAGTAACTGTATATGGTATTTAATGGGATTGACATAATCTTTTACTGAAAATTGGGTTCAATGTACAATGCGATTCTCGACGGCTGGATGTTGTTGTGAGGCTGGTTGCCTCCTGTTTCGGTAGTATTTCTATATCCGTCTACCAATGTTCCGCCTCTTCCGCTGGCTCCTCCGCTTCCGATGGTCCAATAGTGTTGGTGGGAGTGTCTCGGCATCTGATCGATAGTAAGGGTATGGGTTTTTGTTCCAAATTCACCTCCGAGAGTATTGAATTCTGATTCATTAGGGCTCCATCCTACAATGGTTTTCCCTCTGAAGTCTAAACATTCTTTCCATCCTGCAGGGATTTGGGCAGCCGGCTTTCTCCATGCCACCACAATTCCTCCGTTAATAATAGGCGCCGTCTTCAGTTCCAGTTTTTCAATTCTGGCTGTAAGTGCCGACACATCTACCTGGGTAGCTGTATTATTAACTTTCACCTGGATGCTTCTCAGCGTTTCCAGTTTCAGGAACTCGGACCAGTTGTAACTTGTTGCTCCGGTCCCGAATTTTACGGTTCTTTTTTCAATCAGTGTTTTTGAAAGCTGATCTTCAAATGTTTTCGGAATTTCTTCGGTGTGAATGTATACGGTAGCTGTTGGCGAGTAGACCCCTCCTTCAAAATAGTACAGTTTTCCTTCAATCGCTACCACTCCCGGGTTTACACTGGAGCCTACGGTTTCACAACCTGACAGAATGGTTTTGTTTCCTGCCAGATCTCCGAGTACTTCAAAGATTTCGTACGCCTCTTCAATAGTGTTCATTAGGTCATTGGTAAGAGGCATACCGCCTGTCTGTAAAAATTTGAAATTGTATTTCATTTTTAAGTGATTGTTATTATATATCTTTTGGATGGTAGTTTGTAAAAATCAATCTCCGCCCTGAGTTGGTCTTCATTGATAGCTGTATCCGGTATTTCCACTTTGAAATCATATTCGCTGTAGAGCTCTGATTCTGTTCTCAGATAAAGTGGTTTTTCGTCACCGTTTACCCATTGGGTTTTTGAATAGTACTGATCGTCTTCTGCTTCGGTGTAGAGAAAAGTTCCTTCGTAGAGAACTGCTTTTACTATTCTTATTCTTCTCTCCAGCGGATCGAAAGAGTTGTTCAGGTGTTTCTGAAGTGAAAATTTCTGATAATTGAAATTCATCTTAATCAGATTCTGTTTTCTGGCTTTCAAAAACTCGATGTATAGAGTTTCGATTTCAAAAATCAATACCCAGATCAGATTCAGAACGGACTGTGTGCGCCAGAAAGTGAATAGCCACCACTGCGCCAGCCTTTTAAAATTAATATTGAAAAGCTTGTCATCCATTGTTATTCTGCTTGGTAATTAAGGTATTGTATCCCGGTCCAGTCTTCAATTTTGAAGTATCCGGATTTTGGAATCACGGAGATTCCTATAGGCTGGAATACGATTGGATAATTGGAACCCGGCTCTACCCATCCGCTTTCTACGATAAGATTCTGAAGATCCGTTACTCCATCCACAGCCAAAATGGCCGCTTCCAGTTTCTGAACGCTCAGCTCACCGTTGAAGGGAAGATTTTTCAGGAATCTTTTAATGGCATCTTCTACAGGATAGGTTCCGATGGCCAGAATGCTTCTTCCGTCTGCAAGCAGTACTCCGGGATTGTAGCACACCACAAATTTGATTCTCAGAATATCCGGTTTGTAGTTCACAATAACGATATTGTCTCCTGCCGCCTGGATTTCTTCGATATAGGACCTGAAGGCCATACCTACATTATCTGCCAGCGGTACAATTTCCCCGTTGCTTTCCGTAGCAATTTTCATGGATATTTTAGAGGAATTGGGGGCTTTGGTTACGGCTACGTATTTGATGACTTTTGATGTTTCCACCTGCTCATCCGTAGCGGGTACTTCCACTCCGTTCTGTTCGTATAAGGTTGAAAAATCTCCACTTTCCGGAAGCAGTTTAAAACCGTACTGATATCTCAGGGCTTCGTTTCTGTACCATTTTAAGGTAGGTACTTTCTGCTCCTTAATTTTGGTTTCAATTTCTTTCAAGTGAAGCTTACAGGCTTCCTGAAAATTCCATATGGTAAATCCTACCACCTCGAAAATCTTTCTCCAGAAGGGGTTTTTAGAAACATCTGAGGTGAGTTTCTGAAGGTAGGGGTTTGCATCTTTAAGTGCTATGATGCTGTTGATTATATCTTGAAGCGTTTTATTCATTTTTAACTTACTTTAAAACTATTTTCCAGTTGCATATATCCGATACCTTTCAGCGAAGGAACCTGTCTTTCCTCGCTCAGCGTGGTTCCTGTAGCCGGTTTGATGTTTTTTGACTGATAGTACTGCAGAACATCTGCTTTTGCGTTGGTGATGTCTGAAACACTGAGGGCTTTTCCTGTCGTCAGCAGGTCAGACACCGCCATTCCGTTCGCTATGGCAATGTCGAAACAGTTTTGTACATCTCCGGTATGCTGTATGGCAATATCCAGGATGGATTGTTTATTTAATACTTTAATCTCCATAATCTGCGTCTATATCTATCTCGAGGTTTTCATCTATTTTCACATGATTCACCGTCATTCCGTCTGCAAAAAACTCCTGTCTTATTTCTCTTGCCAGTTCTTCCGGCGCAGCATGTTCAAGGTATCTTCTTGCTCCCACTCCGTTTTTCGGGAAGAGTTTCATTTCGCCTTTGTCTGCGAAGAGCAGTGTTTTCTGATGTTCGTATGTACTTTCCCCCACGGTGAAGTCGCCGTCGCTGAACTGGAGTTCAAAATTTTCGTCTAAAAGAATATCTGTCGGCATGTTATATTATATTTCCTGTTCCTGTACCAGTCTGGGCAGCTGCCGTTCCTGTTGTACTTACTATTACTTTTACCTGTCCGGCTTCTACAAATTTTTTTATTGCTTTGGCCATTTCCCGGGCAATTCTGTTTCTGGATGCCCCTGCATCTTTTTCATCGATCTCGCTCTCCATCATTTTGATGAGATCGTCGATCAGTATTGGTTCTGCTGCGCTTAAACTCATTTTAAAAGGGATTTAAATTCATTTCTAAGTGTTTCAAAGTCTGCCAGGTTGATCAGGTTGATTGTGGGGCCGTAATTGGTGGTAAATTTCATAGCCTTAATGGCATCAAAAAGTTCATCTACAAGCTTGGCAAAATTCTTCCCGTTGGCTTCCATGTGGATTTTATCACTCAGTTCCAGATTGGCGGTTGCCGTTTTCCAGTAAAATTTTTCTACCACATCGCAGGCCATCACCATCCAGTCATCATCATCTTCTACTCTTACAGCCAATACATAGCTTCCCACTTTAGGAATCTGAATAAAGCTCTTGTTTCCTGTAAGCACCGGCCGGAGCCTTACATCCAGATATTCCTGGCCGTCTTCATCCGTCAGAACACAGATGGCTTTTTCCTCATCTACGGATTTTACCTGCGCGATATTGCTTACTGCGGGTGCATGTGAGCTGGCTATCTGCTTTAATCCTTCTCTTATATATTCCGGTGTTGCCATTATTTCTGTGTTAAAAATCCTAATGTTACGGTCTGTCTTCCTCCTGATGCTCCAAACTCACCGCTTACACTTTCTATGAAGTATTCTCCGGTTTTATCCGGATACATTCCGCCTTCCAGTTCCAGGACCATCCCTTTTACGGCATAAGGTTCCAGAAAAAGGGTGATATTGCCTTCGTATCCTTTGTAGTTTTCTTTGGTTTGCAGCCTGTTGGCTATTTCTTTTAAAAAATTGCCCGGAATTCCTGCCTTTACTTTTAAACTTTTCTCGCCTGAGGATTTCTGCTGATCAGACTTGGTTTTATTGACCTCGCCTTTATCGTTTTTTTCCTTGATGACGATCTTGGTGCTTTTATCTACTGCTTTTTGTTGAAATTCATCGTCTTTCACTGTATTCCAGCCTATTCTCGCTTTGATCCTCTTCTGAACTTTTCCAAACTGGGTTCCTACATAAATTACGTTCATGTTGAAATAAACGGCCAGCTTGCATTCGTCTTTCAGCCATTCCAGGACTTTGATTCCGCTTACATTTTTGAACCTTACGTTCTTCAATGGGATATCCGGAATTTCTCCGGAAAGGGTGATACCTGTTCCTACGGTAAGCTCTTCTAAAAGTTTCCTAACGGTTACAGTGGGATAAGTTTTGTTGAAAATGATGTCATACAGCTTATACCCATATCCTTCACACTCTATCTTCACGGGAATTCCCATGTTGACTCTTTTGATAAAACCTTCAAAGCGTTTTTTGTTGACATTGTTGTAGCCTAAAGAAACACTTACGAAATCACCTTCTTTAAAAGCATACCCCATTCTCTCGCTGCTTTCCCGGTCTTTGTTCAGATCCTGGGTCTGCACTCTGGTATTTTTCAGGTAGCTTATTCTGGGAAGTTCAATGGTACATGAATCTATAAAAGATCCTACCTCGCTTTTCCATGTTACTTTACTGGCTTTAATGTCTTTTACATCTTTTATTGAGATATTACTGGTTAGTGTTAGCATTTCTTTGTGGTACTTCTAAATCTTTTACATCGGCAATAAAATCACTTTCACAGGTCAGACTGAATGGTCTGATCCAGTGTGTTTTCCCCTGTGTTTCCGGAAACTCCAATGAGGTAACGGCTACTCTGCAGCTTTCAACCAAAAACATTTCGGGATATCCTCCGTGCAGGGTGACCTTCTGATCGGTCTCAAAAATCGTTTTCAGACTTTTGATATCATCTTCCGGAACTCTTCTGTTTTTTCCTATCAGAAAGCCTCTTATGGTAAACTTGTAATCATCAATATTGAACAGTTCCTTTACAGTTCCCTTTCTTTCGCTGACGGCAGTTCTTACGACCGTTTTGCTCAGGTTTACGGCAATGGTGCAGGTATCAATTTCAATGGCATCTACTTCATTGATTTTGAAGAGTGCAGGAAACCAGATATCCTGGCCATAATCTCCAATTTTATTGAAGGGAATGGTATTTTTACTATAATGAATGGTTCCTCTCGGTGATGGATTTTTGAAATCCCAGCCCGGAATTCCCAACATGGAAAGATCCGGTCCGGAAATCCGGTAAGGGGTTGTTGAAAAATAACTTTTATATAAATCTTCTAAATCAAAAACTGTCTGCATATTATATTACTTTTGCTCCGTTATAAAGTACACGGCCTAAACATTCCATCACTACGCTTTCCAGCTGTTCTGAAGTTTCTCCTGAATTCATGGTATTAAACTGAATGGTTTCGAAGAATTTCCCCAGCGTGATGTTGATGGTCTTCTGTCCTCCTCCTGAAACGGTATCTCCGGTTTCCTGGGATTTCGTAGCGTTGCTTCTTCTGGTGTCTTCGGCTCTGTTAATGGTTGGTCTTCCTCCTGATGTAAGATCGGCTTTAGCGGGTCCTTTTGAGGCTTTGAATCCTTTTACAGCTTCATCCTGGTCTTTCATTCCTTTTAAAAGGTCCGCATTCGCTTTGATTTCAGTTGTTTTGGTGACTTTCACCTCTTCTCCTGTAATGAGTTCTTTTGCCCATCTGTAGGCGCTTTCTATCCCATTTAAGATGGGACCGAGGATGTTGTTCCATACCCATTTGAGGCCTTCTGCCACCCATCCGATCACTTTCAGAACAATTCCTATAATTCCGTAGATTCCGGCAAAAACATCTTTGATGAGTTCACTGTTGGCAATCCAGGTGACAAGCCCTGAGACAATGCTCCAGACCGCGTCGAAAACACTTCCCAAAGTGTCCCAGACTCCTGAGAGGAATCCCTGAAGAATGTCTACATAAGCAGACCAGTTATTGGTTCCTTCTCCCAATCCTGTTATGAAATCAACTGCCTGTCCCAGACCATTGGCCATGATGTCTATATAAGGCTGTATCAATGCCAGTGCTGGGGCAAAACCTTCCGAAAATTTAAGACCGATATCCAATACCTTAGAGATAATAGGAGTAAAGGCATACCCAATTTCCGTAAGCGTTCCGCTGAACCTATCTTTGATATTCTCCCATTTTCCGGTGACTGTATTATTCTGCTTGTCTAAAGCGCCCTCATACATTCCTCCCTGCCCTTTCGCAGCTTCAAATGATTTGGACAGGGTGGCATAATCCACACCTCCTTTAAACTGTTCCGCACTTTTTCCGGTGGAAGCAGCCAGCATTCCGTAGACATCAACTCCTGAAGCTTTTAATTCTTTCAGCTGATCACCCGAGGCTTTTCCACTGCTTTTGATTTCTTTCATCTGTTTGGAAAGTTCTAAAAGCTTATCTTTTCCGCCTCCGGTCGCCGTAACGGCATTGGCCAGATTCATGACTTCTTCTCTCGCTTTCTGAGCGTCTCCGCCCACAGATAGCAGAGCTTTGTTGGCATCCAGCAATTCCTGAAGCTGAAAAGGTGAGTTACCGGCATCGGCCTGGATATTTTTGTAAGCCGCATTGGCATCCTGTCCTTTACCCATTACTTTGGAAAGACTGAGTACATCCTGTTCTTTTTGGATTCCTCCGGAAATGGCAGCAATTGCTCCATCTTTAAGAGCTCCTCCAATCATGGCTCCCACTCCTGCCAGTCCAAATGCTCCCAGCATTCCGTTTATTGAAAAACCGCCTTTCCCGCCGCCGGATCCGCTGTCTCCGGACCCTGCCTGAGACGGATGTCTTCCTGCCTCACCCTGAAGGTCGCTCAACTGCTGTCTGTACGACTGGATGCTGTTGTTACCATTAAGGGTTCTGGAACTGTTCAAATTTCTGCGTACGTTACGGATATCATTTTCGATGTCCGCGTAGCTTCTCACACTTACAGGCAGGTTTAAACTTTCTCTGATCTTGTTTTTTAATTTATCGTAACTCTGCGTGACTGAGGTTTTGAAGTTCTGATAAATATTTCCGGGAATATTCGAGAGGTTGGTAAAAGCGGATGCTATATTGGCTCTGATTGTTCTGTTGGCTGTAGCTATATCCTGGCTTATGGTTCTAAACGCAGATACCAAATCCTGAATTGCTGTAAGATTATTGATCTGGTTTATTAAATTGGCCAGCTGTGTGGTGTTATTTTGACTCATATTTTAAAATTTTCTTTCGCCTTGTTTTTTCCAGATTTCTAAGGCTATTCCGGTGCGATAGAAAAACTTTTCATCACCCCAATTCTTTAAAGCATCGGCTCCAAACTGCATACTTCCAAAAACAATCAGAAACTCTATTCCTTCGGTCTTCTTGTCGGAGAATGAACTCCGGCCGATTTCACTAAGCGCGAAAAAAGTCGGCTTTCTTGCTTTCCAAGATGTTGTTCATCTGTAAGAACACTGCAATGAAGCAGTCTTCATCTTCAATCAGCTGGTAATCTCCTTCTATCCAAAGCTGTTCTACGATCATCGCTACGGCTTTACTCATTCCGTTGGAACCGATAGCGGTAAGATAATCGCCCAGGTCATCTGCTTTAGGCGGTCTAAGGACAGCAAGGAAGTCATCCACCTTTAAATAAATAAGGTCTCTGTTGCCGTACTCTTTTTTCCACTCATCAAGCTTTTTTGCGGTATATCTTGCCTCAAAAGGGCTAAGATCTTTTACTGCATCTTTCTTGGTTTCCTGTGTCTTTTTTTCTTCTTTAGATTTTCTGTTGTTGAAAATTTCCTGTAATTTTTCGTTTGCCATTTTATTTTTGTTTTTGTGATTAGATCATTCTTCTGCTCATTGCGATGTACGGAAGGGTAACTTCTCTGTTTTTAGCCCCCTGCTCCATTTCGAAGCCGTCTTCTGTAAACTGAACTCCTGAAGTAACAATTGTATTGATTTTCTCACCTGCTTTTTTCTTGTAAGAAATGGTGATTACAATCAGTTCATGCGGAACTTCTGTGATGTCATCATACCCTGCAATCTGTGCTGCTCTGTTCAATGCATCTGCTTCAAAGCCCAGAAGTTTGATGTTTCCTTCATACTTCGTATTACCTTTCATGATATCAATAGGCTCGTTTCCTGCACCATAGATATGCTCAGATTCTACTGTCTTTTTGGTGCTGAAACCTTTAAGTCCCTTGATTACTTTCGATAATAATTTCACTTCAAAATGAGCCCATGCACATTCTGATGATGTAATATTAATATTAGCCATGTTTTAAATTAAATTGTTTTTGTTAATCCCATGTTCAGTACAATCCAGGTCATATAGCCGAGTGGCTGGATCTGAATTTGTTTTTGAAGGGTGTTTGTGTTGATTAAGTCCTGATCCAGAGAAACCAATACCTGTGCTCCACTGATCTGGCCTGCCATACCGTTTAAAAGCTGAGCTCTTGTTACTTCTTCCAGATATACGGCATCTGCTTCGTTCAGTTTTCCGTCCGGAGTCAGTCTTACTGATGATTCCAGGAACGGCGTATCGGTAGCTGTAGATATTCTCTGAGCTTTGTCGATCAGTCTTCCGTGAACCAAAGTTCTGAAGTCATCCATTCCTGCCATTTTATCAACGCTGAAATAGTATCCTGCTGATCCTTCTCTTGTATGGAAGGTGATGAAACCTGCATCTGTAAAGTTGTCCAGCTGTTCCGGTAAATACTCGTCTACTTTTTTGTCTCCGATGAAAGCTTCCGTGATGCTTAACGATCCGTTTTGTCCGTCGCCGATTTTCACGTGTGCCGGATATTTACAGGCTCTTGCTAAAACCAGTGCTACTGATGCGGAACCGTCATTTTTTGAACCTCCAAGAACTACTCCTGCAAAGGTATTTTCGGCAGATTTCGGTTCAAAAGTAGAGATAGCAGAAGCATCTTTTACTCTTCCTTCGATAAAGATTCTTACCGGTTTGTTAATAGACTGCTGATACGCTCCCAATGTTGCTGAAGCAATTAACGCATCTTCTACGTCTTTATCCAAAAATCCTGCAGGTGCTACATAAGCAGCATCGGGTTTTCTGCATACTGCTACCAGATTGACCCTTCCATTGGAATAATTAAGAAGCCCTTTCACGCCTTCTTCGTTGGTACTTGCAACTGCAGCTTTCATTGTTGTGGTATCTTTTGTTCCTAAGATCCACAGCTCCTGGCTGCCGCCAAGCTCCTGATAAAATTCATTGATTACCTGAAACAAAAACGGTTCGTCCTGTTCTGTGTAACCTTTAGATTTTGCGTCTGCCGGTGAGTAAACTCTCTCTACTCTACCAATGTTCCCTGGTTTGTAAGCAGTTCCCACGATTCCTGCAACGCCGTCGATTACCTGAATCTGACGAAGTAAGTTGCCTGAAGCCACATTCGCTTTTACTTTCGGTGTTCCATTTCCTTGTGACATTTTTTAATTATTTTTTAAAAAGTTGTTGTACATATTTTTTTGAATCAGAAATCCTTTTTCTGTTCATTTTTTATTTTTCTGAATGGTATTTAAATGATCTTTTTCCAGCGTACAATGAGGACAAGAGTGAACAGGGCGAGTACCCCAAGAAAGATTCTTCCGAGCCATAGCTGTGTTTGTTGAAACCATGACAAAGCTTTCTCTCTGTATATAGGTTTTTCGATGTAAATAGGTGTTTGCTCGTGCTCTTTGATATAGGTTTCCCGCCATGTTTTAAATGACTCCTGTGCCTGTTTGTAACATTCTACCGACAGCTTTCCGTCTGTCAGTAAGACTTTCGGTGCCAGCAGGCCGCTTTCTGATGTATCAGCTGTGTGGCTGAAATTTTTATAAGCTCCGGATTCTTTCAGAACAGGTTTACCGTTTACACATTCTATCCAGGCATGGTAATAGGTGCTGTCTGCTTCGGATCTGAAGACTGTATCTTTAACAACTGTACGGACTTCTCTCGTTTTTTCTATGATCACCGGTTCCTGAGGCTTCCTGTTCGCACAGGAAACCAGAACCAGCGAAACAAAAAATAGCGTTATGAAGAAAACAAATTGTTTCATGTTAATATTTTATATACCCTTTAATGGTGTTTAAAGCTCTTTTTCTGCGGCATACCTTGATGCCTTCACGGCTTCCGTTGTCGTTGGTATTGCCTTCTATGGTGTAGATGTACTGAGTATCGAATTTTTCTACGAAACCGGTATGTCCCAGCCCCTTTCCAAAATCCATGATGAAAATGGCGCCTTCGGAAGGTTTTGATGATTTCTTTTCCTTCGGAGCATTGTTCCAGGCATAAAGCACTCCTCCTGTTTTTACAGCAGTATTTGGGGCTTTTTTCTGTCTGGATGCCTCTCCGAAACACCAATACACAAAAGCCATACACCAGCTCGCCGGAAAGTTGATTCCCACTGAAGCCAGGTAGGTTTTAACAGGAATTCCCCAGTTTGAGCCATGTGGCTTTTCTTCCTGTCCTATTTGGGTAATGGCAACCTGTAATGCTGCTGCAGATAGTGAATCCATATTAATAATTAAGTGTTGTGTTTGTTTTGTGAGTACAAATTTCCAATATCCCGTACCGTTTTGAAAATAAGAGCGCAAGGATTGCACAGCTTTTTTAAAATGCCCTGTTTTAAGTTCAATTTTGTACCGTGAAATAGTGTCAACGGGAAGTAAAGAACAGATCCGTTGATCCATCTATTCTAAAACAGAAAGTAATTTGAGAAACTATATTTAATACTTATGGAAGAATATTTTTATGTACAGTTATTATTAGATCTTCAGGAAAAAATTGCACAGGAAGTTCCTGAAATACAATACATCGATCTGCAGCTGGGCCAGCTTGAGAATGTTTCGGCAATGCAGACTCCGGTGATCTACCCTGCCTTGTTTATCGATTTTCCGGAAGCAGTTTATGATGTTGATTTTCCGGAGGCCTCCTATGCCGATCTGGCAGCGAACGCACAATCGGGAAGTATTCCGGTATCTTTTCAGCTGGTGGCCAATGATGATCACCTGACATGGCATCAGGCACCTATTGAAGAACGAAAAAAGGGTTTGGATTTTTTAAGAATCGAGCAGAAATTATATAAAGCCCTTCAGGGATGGGAAAAGGAGTATTTTTCACCGTTTTCAAGAACGCTGGCTAAAAGTACCAGCAAGAGATATGCGGGATTTAAGGTAAGAGAGATGATGTTTACAACGCAGTATGAGGATTTCTCTGCAAGTCCAGAAGAAACCAAAGGCTATATTTACCGTTACGGCTTCAGTCCTATAAGCGCAAGCTAGAATAAGGTAAGCTGGGTTTCCTCTTTGGGAATCACCATTCCTTTGATGTTCATCCACTGTCTGTAGGAAAGATGAATATTGTATTTCGGAAAGGTATGCCTTACAATTTTGGTATCCGGTACATCCGCATGCTTGTGTGCATTATAAACATTTATAATGTACCGGGCACGTTTGATGTAATTTTTATTATTGTAAGACATTTCTACAAAATTACTGGGTCTTTTTGTACAAGTCAAGGCGATTTTCGGTCACCAAAAAAGCCATGGATTTTCCATGGCTTTTGGCGGTTAAATAAGTTTTGGCTTCTTTTGAAATTCATGCAGCGCTCTACTTTTCAGCGTATTGAGAACTGTGGGTTCTTCTTTATTCCGGAGCGCGTAGGTTTCATACTGAGGATAGTCTCTGGGTTCTGTACTGATCTCCAGGGTAACTACCGTATATCCTTTCTTTTCGAGGGCTTGTTTTATTTCGGTACCGCTGTACCAGTAGCCGTTTATTTTAATCATGTTTAAATTCGGTTTAAAGGTTATTTAAAGCAGCTGTCTGTGCAGCTCGTTTTTCATCATGAGAATGGCATTGGTCTCGTAGCTTCCGAAATCGTCGGGAAAATAGATCTCGAATTCTTTCAGGAAATGCCAGAGGGCATCGGCTTTATAATAAGGAAGCCTGATGATAAAAGAGTGGTTCCGATGTCTGGTTTTTATTGCTTTCTGCAAAAGTTCGGTTCTCAGCTCCATACAGATCGAAATGCTGCTTTTAAGGGTTCTGGGCTGGGTGTGAATATTCAGCATATCCAGAATCTGCATTCCCGTGTTCAGAACGTTCAGTTTATGATTGTCTAAGGAAAGGAGAATCTTGTCGGGATATTTTGTGGACTTCGGCATCTTTTAATATGAAAAATTCAGATTGATTCCTTCCCATTCATTGGTCTCATTCTTTTTAAAAAAGGAAATGTAGTCTTTGCTCAGGGAAAAACTGTAGCTTTCTTTTAACAGCCTGATGCCTTCCCTCCAGTTTTTGTCATCAAAACGGTTTTCCATGCTGTAGAGTTTTTGTACCAGAAGAATATCAAGCGCTCCGTTTTTACGTTCCAGGAGAGACATGATAAGGTCTTTGGTATCAGGTTCTCCTTCATATTTTGATGTTAAAAAATCCACAATGTGCTTTTCTGCCTGGTGAGAACGTTCGTCAAAGGTTCCTTTTCCCTGTCTTTTATATTGAATTTTAAAGTGTTCATCTTCAATTTTGAAGTTGCCTTTCCCGTCCTGATGCCTTTTGCTGTAATCCTTTAAGAGATCAAAGAGAGATCCCAATTCTGAAAAGGCTTTTGTTTTAAACCCATGAATCTGTTGCGAAAGCTGGTCTGCGGCAGGCGCAAGATCGCTGATGACGGATTTTTTCAGACTTTCATACTGGGTTCTTTTTTCTTCCCGTTTTCGGGCTTCTTTCTGTTTTCTGGCCTCGAGTTCTGCTTCAAGGTCTTCTATAGATATTATTTTTAATGTTTCGGTGATCATACTATTTTGTTTTGGGTGTTTTTTTATTATCTGTTCATTTAGTAAGGAGATTCCCACTGAAGCTGGTTAATAATTCTGAGCTTCACCTGGATTTTGCCTTCCACATCTTCGGGAACTACATAGCCTGATTCGTTCCATATAGAGCTGATTTCTCTGTGAATAAGCATCCGGTCAAAATCCGTAAGGTATTTTTCTCCATAACTGTCATACTGCAATGCTACTGTTAATATATTTTCTCTTGTATTCATTTTAATTTTGGTTTTAAGGTGTTGTTCCCCAATAGAGGTTTGCTTTTTCTTCGTTGATATTTAAAGTTCCGCCGGGACATCTTCCGGAAATAATGGCTTTAAGCCCTTCTGCCTGAACGATGATTTTGGATAATTTTCTCCAGACCGTTCCCAGCGCACTGTCCGGGAGCCCTTTTTCTTCATGGCTCACAAAAATGATCAGCTTGTTTTTATGTTTTTCTTTAAGCTCAAGAACCATTTTCCGGGTGATTTCATCCCGGTATACTGTGGTATTGTCTATGAATATGATCTTAGGACATTTCCTGGATTCGAATTTCTGCGTTAGTTCATCCCAGGGCATATAATCCAGCAGCTTAAAATTCCGGTCCGTATCCGAAAGTCCCGCAGAAACCATAGCCGAGATAATGTCCTTTGAGAAACCCTCCTCCGCGGAAACGTACAGCACTTTCCCGAAACCGGAGAGGTATTTGGCCAGCATCATGGCAAAAGTGGTTTTTCCGTTTTTTTCTGCCCCGCCCAGATACCAGAATCCGGCTGTTTCCGGCTGCCCGAAGGACTCTTTCCATAATCCTTCGAATTCAAATTGTTTAAAGACGATGGATAAGGCCTGTTTTACTGATATTGATTTCATGATCTGCTGATATTAACCAGGGTTTTAAGGTATCTCAAAGATCTCATTTTGCCGTCTTCCTGTCCTTTTCTGATCTTGTACGGTGCATCTACTTTTACCATACAGCTTCGGATGACTTCATTCACTGCGGTTTTATCTTCAAGGTTCACATAGGCTACATCTCCGATGAGTTTCGTGTAAAACTTTTTCCGGTCTTCCGGGCCTCTCGGAACCAGAGTTACAAAATCGTCCGAAAAGCGGCTGAAGATTTCTGCAAAACCTACTTTGTGATTATTGATTCCTTTGGTGATTTTTGCTCTGAGGCCATCTGCCCCGATCATAAACCAGGCGCAGCGGTCTACCGTGTCGTTCATGATGCCTTTCAGTTCCAGGTAAGCGCTGTATTCCAAATCTCCTGCTTCGTCTATACATACAAAAGGGTTTTCAAGCATATTCAGAGCATATTTTACATTTTCAAGCACTTCATGGTATTTTCCTTTCGTTCCACAACCTAAAACCAGAGCCAGCTGACGGATAAATCTTACTTTGGTATGGGTTTGTGAAGCGTCTACATAGAATGCATTTTTCATCTGCGAAATAATAGCTTTGGCGCATTCTGTTTTCCCGATCCCGCAGTCGTCTACCAGGATCATGGAGCTTTTGGATTTCTGGCAGAACATGAAGCTTTCGTGCATTTGTTCGTAGACTTCGGTTCTGGCAAATTTCCAGCTGCTTTTGCTGATGTCTACCTGAAATTTTCTTCCGATGTTCAACCATTCTCCGGATGAAAGCACTTTTTCCGTTTCGCCTTTCTTTATTCTGCTGTAGATGGAACTGCTTATATTCAGTGACTTTGCAAAAGCGGCATCGGTTCCTCCGAAATTGTTCCGGTGCTTCATCATAGCTTCCCGGATCTGATATTTTAATTCTGTATTAATTTCCATTGGTTCTGTGGTGTTATCTGAAGTTCGATTTCCAGCTTCTTGCAGTGCTTTCTGTTTCGTCATAATGGTATTCCGGAGTTTCTTTAAAAGCAACTTCCTCAGGAATAGATTCTGTCTGCGTATATTTTTTCCGGCCGGGAATCTGAAACTTGGTATTCAGTATTTTTTTACGGTGGTCTATAATGGTGACCTGTTCTATTTCTCTTTTCTGCTGTGCCATAAAGGCGTTGACAGTGTTTTCGTAGGCAGACATCAGCTTTCTGCTGAGTTCTCCCTGTTCGTTTCTTTCATGCTTCGATTTGGAATATTCCGGGTGTGGAACGATATCGCAAAGCATCATGTCTTCATAATAAATCATTGCTTTCAGGGTGCTGCCATCATTCCCGTCCAGCCAGAAGATTTTAAATTCTTTTCCTTCTACATATTTCATCAGCCTGATTAAATCCTCTCCTAAAGCAACCTGAGCGTTCATCCCCAAAACATAGGTGGTATTTCTGAAGTTGATGATACCCGCATTGCAGCTTGAGAGGGTTTCTTTTCCCAGATAAGGCAAAAATGCCTGCCAGTTCGTGGGCTGTGTATTTTTATTCTGCATTTCGCAGAACACTTCCCACCTGGTTTTGTCTTTGTACCGGGAATGAGGAGAATTGTTCCAGATTTCAATATCATGTAAAGAATGATCTACAATATCCTCATAAGGAACAAAAACATCCTGATCTGCGCTCTTCTGATTTTCTTCTTTCCTTGCATGCGGCCTCGCCATCCAACCCAGTCTGCTTTTTTCATGTCTGTATCTTAGTTCTTCAAATTTTCTTTCAATGGCTTTTGATCTGGCGCGGTTCGCATAGATATTCACACTGTCGAACATCGCTCCGTTTCTCAGAAATGTATCTTTAAAGCTGCTGTTCAGTGAACTCTCACATTCCAGTCCCAAAGGGAGATTAAAGCCCCATTCTGTATAATTCCGGATCATCTGGCGATAGAATTCGGTGATGATTCCTTCTTTTGTCTTTCCGTGCACCCAGCAGGTCCAGGCTTCGGATCCCAGGTCTATTCCCATATAAAACCACACCCGGTTTCTTTTTTTGTCGTACATAAAAGGCGGTTGCCTGTCGTCTATCGAAATAAGTGTTCCCGCTTCTTTGATTTTGGCTAATTTGTGCCACGGAATAAACTCCTGCATTAACTTCTGCCTGTCTCCTGAGCGTTTGGCATAGGTTCCTATTCTGTTTTCCCATTTTCCCAGCCATGCTACAATGGAACTATCCGATATCTCTTTAAACTTCCGGCTGTCTCCGCAGTCATAGATTTCTCCAGTCTCATTGGAAATAATTTCCAGATCTCCTTTCAAAAATGCGCGATACTGAGCGGCTACTTCTGTCCTCGAAGGTTTGTAATCCTGTCCTGCGAAAATATCGTTCAGCAATGAAATCATTTCATCGGTCATCAGCTTCCTGTTCTGATTTTTCAATTTTCCGGAGATCAGACTTCCGAAATGATATCCTCCATCTTCAAACGAATGGAAAAACGGTTTCCAGATTCTGTCAAATGCTCTGTAGGACGATGGTATGGTGTGTTCCGTATTAAAAAGTCTGGGCAGATATTCATTAAAGGTGACTAGGTCTGTACATAATGAAGGAAGCAGTCCCCGGCCTGAGCTTTTTTTAAGTTTTTTCCATTCTTCCAGGCGGGCTATTCTCAATCTTTCGGCGGCTATCAGTACACTTGCGTTGGTAATGTATTCCTGTTTAAAGCTTTCCTTCAAGGGAGTTCCGTCTTCAAATCTGAAATCTGTAAAATAACGTACGGCGGCCGGATCAAACTGAAAAAACGGGATCAGCGGATGGTGCATTTTGCGTGGATCTCCGATGCTGTCCTGCATTTCTTTGGGGAGTGAATCAAAATCAATGAGCATCTGTCTTCCGTTTCCTCCTTTTCTTACCTGTTTGATTCCAAAGGGAAGGTCCCGGTATCTTTGAATTTTTTTCTGAAGCGCATCCAGTGTGGTAAAATAAGCCGGAACAAGTTCGTCCTTCGTTACTGTCAGTATATTTCCCCAGTGAGTCGGCATGTTTCGCTATTTTTTGTTGATCTTACTGGGGTTTGTACCTGATGATAAAGAAAATCCCGAGTATGATTCTATAGCTGGCGGTTTCTTTGTTTCCGGTTTTGGCATCCACCACATCTATTTTTCTGTGGCAGAATAAGTTCTGAAGTATTTTTTTCATGGTATTTTGCTGTTAAGTGATTGGACTTCGCTGTGAATGGCTTCTTCGGTTCTCCTTAAAAAAGTATGGTATTCTTTCTTTAAAACATCTGATTTTTCACCTACTCTGTCACCACGTAAAGACTTACGAATGAAGTCGATTGAGCACTCATGTCGGTCCTTCAGAATATTTAATATTTCTGTATTGTAATACGTTCTTTTTTTAGTAGTTTTGTTCATTGCCATGTTTGTCTTTTGGATGGGACAAATGTCGCAAAATTTCACGAATAACCAAATGAAAATTCGAAAAATTTCACGAATCAA